ACAAGGTTGTTCGCGGCTCAGAGTTTGAAACAGAATTTGATGCTATATCGACTGCAATTGCTACAAAGTCTGATACGTCAGGCCCAACTTTTACTGGCACGGTTACTATTCCAACCGCTGACATTAACGGCGGAAACATTGATGGAACTGTAATAGGCGCTTCTTCAGCCGCCGCCGGTACTTTTACAAACCTTGTTGTTACGTCTGCCGACATTAACGGCGGTACGGTAGATGGCGCTACTATTGGTGGCTCATCTGCTGGCGCAGGGACATTTACCAATCTTACCGCTAGTGGCACGGTAAACTTTAACGGCGCTACTGTTAGTAACCTTGGAACAATTACTACTGCTAACTTAGATGGCGGCACAGCAGATAACATTGTTATTGGTGGCTCAACTCCCGCCGCAGGATCTTTTACTACGTTATCTGCTTCTAGCACATTTACCGTAAATGGTGGCGTTGTAACATCCACAGCAGCGGAGCTAAATATTCTTGATGGCGTTACATCTACTGCCGCAGAACTTAATATCTTGGATGGCAAGGCATTTTTAGATGAGGATGATCTAAGCAGTAACTCTGCTACGGGCATTCCTAGCCAGCAGTCCGTAAAGGCTTATGTAGACTCACAAACTGGATTAGGTGGCGCTACGCTTGCAGGTCTTTCTGATACTAATGTTACGTCTCCTGCTGATGCGGCCCTTTTGTTTTATGACACTGGAACATCAAAGTGGATTGACAATGTAGTATCTGGCGATATTACGATTGCAGATACTGGCGTAGCGGCTATTGGCTCTGGCGTTATAGTCAATGCAGACATTAATGCTAGTGCGGCTATTGATATATCTAAGTTAAATGGCGTTACTGCGACTGCGGCGGAACTTAATATTCTTGATGGAGTTACGGCAACTACAGCAGAGCTAAATATTCTTGATGGCGTTACAGCCACGGCCTCTGAGTTAAACATCCTTGATGGTGTTACTTCTACAGCCGCGGAGCTTAATCTTGTTGATGGATCTACTGCTGACACAGTAGTGAATAGCAAGGCTGTTATTTACGGTGCAGCAGGTCAGATTACAGCTAACGAGCTAGATGTAGACAATATCCAAATAGATGCTAATGCGGTTAAGTCAACAGACACCAACGGCAACATCCAGCTATTTCCAAATGGCACGGGCTTTACAGAGCTATACGGCAATACCAATCCTGGCACTATTCGTTTTAACTGTGAATCAAATAGTCATGGTGTAACGGTACAGGGGCCAGCCCATAGTGCGGCGTCAACCTATACCGTTAAGCTTCCCGATACGCTGGGTCTTACTCAAGCGTCAGGCATTGTTACGTCAGACGCCAATGGTGTGGTCAGCTTTGACAACGGCACAATTGAGGAGGTCACAACCGTCACCTCTAGCTCTAACGCGGCTACCATTAACTTACGCGACGGCAACCTGTTTGAGCATGATCTGACAGAAAACGTCACTTATACGTTTAGCAACCCAGCCGCATCAGGCAGGGCGTCATCATTTGTGCTGAAAGTAATTCAAGACAGCAGTGCTAGAACGATTACCTGGCCCGGAAGTGTTGATTGGGTTGCGGCTACGGCCCCCACCTTGACTGCAACAAACAATGGTGTAGATGTGTTTGTGTTTTTTACGATTGATGGTGGCACGACTTACTACGGCTTTGTTGCTGGGCAGGCACTGGGATGAGTGTAGGCACTAAGCTATTACAAGCCGCCGCTGGCAACGCTGGCAGTGACCCTGTTTACGTCGATGATGTGTTTTCTACTCATTTGTATGATGGCGAGTCTAGCACTAGCACTACGATTACTATAAACAACGGCCTTGATCTTTCTGACAAAGGTGGGTTGTTGTGGACAAAATCAAGAGGCGGGGCTTATCCGCACTACCTGATAGATTCTGAAAGAGGTCATGGAACTGGAGCAATTTTGTATAGCAATCTAACTAATGCTGCAACTAATAGCTCCTTTAGCACTGCATTTACGAGTACTGGTTACACCATGAAAGGCGGGTATGACGGGTTTTCTCAATCAAGTACGTCTTACGGAAGCCCTTATGTTTCATGGGCGTTTGCCAAGCAAGAAAAGTTTTTTGACATTGTTACTTATACAGGTAATGGCACTGCTGGTCGCACCATAAGCCATAACCTTGGCTCTGTTCCGGGTATGATAATTGTTAAAAGAACGGACACAACGCAGGATTGGGTTGTTTATCACCGTAGCTTATCTGCAAATACTAAATCTTTATTTTTAAATAGCACTAGCGCGGAACTTTCTTATAGCTGGCTAAACAGTACCGACCCAACTTCAACGGTAGTTACTCTTGGAGATAGGGCAGATGTTAATGCGAGTGGTGGAACTTATGTCATGTACCTATTCGCCCACAACGAACAAGAGTTTGGCGAAGATTCTGACGAAGCCATTATTCATTGTGGAAGCTATACGGGTACAGGTAGCTTTTCAAGCCCACCAGTTATTAATTTAGGCTTTGAGCCGCAGTGGGTAATGTTAAAAAATTCTACCTCCAGCGGTGATTGGGTTATATGTGACGTAATGCGTGGTGCTACATCACAAATAATAGGCACTGCTGGAAATGCTGAGAGATTAAATGCCAATAATAGCAATGCGGACACGTCATACTCAGGCGGTTATATACCCGTAAGCCCAACGGCCACTGGATTTACCATGTCTATTGATGGCAGTGAGGGCAATGCGTCTGGCAAAACCTATATCTATATGGCGATCCGCAGACCCCACAAGCCAGCATCAGAGTTTGCGGCTACTGATTTGTGGACAACGGACACTAGAGGCTCTGTAAACTCCAGTGAACCAGGTTTTAGATCAACTTTTCCTGTGGATATGGCATTTTGGGATACGGGTGTTACAACTGCAAACGCCGCTACTAGAATTGTAGATAGACTTAGAGGGCCACAGTATTCTTTGGCTCATAATACTGGCTCTGAAAGCGGGGGGTCTACTGTTCTATTTGATTATAACAATGGTTGGCTTGCTGAGACAGGAACAACCACAAATATAAGATCGTGGATGTGGCGTAGAGCACCAGGTTTTTTTGATATGGTAACCTATGAGGGCACTGGCTCTGCTAGAACAATTGCTCATAATTTAGGCGCTGTGCCTGAACTAATGATAGCTAAAAGTCGCACAGAGAGTCAGCCGTGGGTTACCTATGACGCCGCAAACGGCGCAACTAAGTATGCTCGGCTTGAAAGCCAGAATGCAGTTGCCACTTATAGTGGCATATGGAATGACACAGCACCTACCAGTTCTGTTTTTAGTACAGGTGGAGATGCCTACATAAACAAAAGTGGTCATAGCTATATAATTTATCTTTTTGCAACGGTTACCGGCATATCAAAAGTTGGTAGTTATACCGGCACGGGCAATAACCTAAATGTAGACTGCGGCTTTAGTGGTGGCGCTAGATTTATTTTGATTAAGCGTACAAATGACAGCGGTGATTGGTATTTATATGATTCTGCTCGTGGAATCGTGGCAGGCAATGACCCATATTTATTGCTTAATTCAAACGCGGCCAGTGTTACAAACACAGATTATATAGATCCGCTTAGCTCTGGATTTACTGTTACATCATCGGCACCTGCCGCACTAAATACTAGTGGCGGCACTTATTTATTTTACGCAATCGCATAGGATTATCAACTATGTCTGAATACAGAGTACGAGCAACGGGTGAGGTTAAATCTCAAGGCCAAATTCGTTTAGACAACAAGAATATGTCCCTTCCTAGAGTATGGACTGCAAACGTGTGTGACGCATTGGGCGTTGATCCTGTCCTTGCGGCCCCTGCACCAGAGCCTAGCGCTGCTTATAAGTCAGTAGTACGCAACGGTGCTGTACAGGACGCTAAAGGCAACTGGGTGCAGGCTTGGGTAGAGCGTGAGATGTTCACTGAGTACACCGATGAAAACGGTGATGTTCAGACCGTGGCGGCACAAAAGACAGCTTACGACACAGCAAACACTGCGACTTTGGCGGCAGGAGCAAGATCAAAGCGAGACCATTTGTTAAAAGAAACAGATCACTACGGGCTATCTGATGTAACCATGTCAACAGAAATGACAACGTACCGTCAGGCGCTTAGAGACGTGCCACAGCAAACAGACTTTCCCGGCACGATTAGCTGGCCTGAAAAACCGTGATATGTGGAAGTTATTTTTTTGTATTTGGTGCTTGATACCTATATTTACACATGGGCAATAGGCAGCAGAACGAGGTTAGAACATTACAGGATTTGTCGATACAAGGAGATAAATAGCGAATCAGATCAAACGTACACCTGGTATTTACCTTGGCCTAATTCATATTGCGATCCTTACGTTATATACGAGGTGACAAATGATTGACCCGATTACGGCTGCGGCGGCAGCTACAAAGGCATACGCAGGGGTCAAAGCATTTATTGAAGCAGGCAAGTCCATTGAGGATACGTTTCAAGTAGTAGCCAGATGGCAGGGCCATGCATCAGATGTTTTGTATGCAAATCAAAGGCAACAGAAAAAACGCAATCCGCTCAAAGATGTGGTGTTTGCAAACTCAGTAGAAGCGGAAGCGGCACAGATGTTTGCCGCAAAGAAAAGGATAGAGACACAGAGAAAAGAGGTAATAACATTGCTGCAGTATGCATACGGTAACGAAGGTTTAGAGGAGTACCGTAACTGCATGAAAGAAGTTCAGGCGCAAAGGCAGAGGGAAGTTTATGCACAGCAAGAAGCAAAGGATGCGTTAATTAAATCATTTTGGATTGCAGTTCTTGTAGGCATAGCTGGCTTATTGATTACGTTTATTGTTACAGCAGTTTCAGGAAAATAAAGATGGAAGAGTCAACAAAACAAGTAATAGATGTACTGAGCTTTGGCACTGTTCTAGGCACTATCTCTGCCATTCTTCCACCACTTTCTGCTCTATTTACGATTATTTGGGTAGGTATCCGTATTTGGGAAACCGATACAGTCCAAGAGTTAACAGGTCGGAAGCGTAGGCGCGATGATAAAGGCCGATTCGTCAAGGATGATGACTAATGTTGCAAGCACTGTTAGGGCCGATAGCAGGGTTAGCAAAGACATGGATGACCAATCGCCATGAGCAGTCTCAAGCCAAACATCAGGCAAAAATGCAAGTCATCAGTAACACAGCCACCTGGGAAGAAAAGATGGCTGAGGCCAGTGCTAGTAGCTGGAAAGACGAGTTTTGGACGCTTGTATTGGCGGTTCCACTCTTTTGCTTGGGTTACAGCGTTATTGTTGATGACCCCGCTATTCTTCAGCGCGTTTCTAACAGTTTTTCTGCTTTGGATAATCTTCCAGACTGGTATCAGTATCTATTATTTCTTGCGGTATCTGCGTCATTTGGAATCCGTGGTGCTGATAAGCTGATGAAGCTGAGGGCCAAGTAATGGCAGAGTTATTTGTTGCGTCTGAAGAGCTAGTAGATAAAGGCAATGAAATTATCAAGCTCTACAACAAGTATCTAGGCCGCGATCCCTTGCAGGGCGGCTTAGATGGCTGGCTTGCGACAGGTCAAAGCATTGAGCAGATTGAGCAGGGCATAGCCAACTCTCAAGAAGCCGCTGTATTTCAAACATATAACGAGACTGTTGGCCGTGATCCGACAATGGAAGAGCGGGACTATTTCGTAAATGTAAACCCTGCACCTATTGAGGCTGTCGAAGAAACTTTGTCTAACACAGTAGAAGGGCAAGAGTTTCAAACTCAACAGCAGCTAGATCAAACAGATATGTTGGCTGACACAACGGCTGATGACACAACAGTAGATTCAGCAGATGACACAACGGCTGATGATATTGCGGATGACACTGCGGTTGATAATTTAGTTGCAACAGAAGTGGATAGCGGCGCGGCTGATGATGCATCTGCCGACACAGCGGCCAACACTTTCAACAACATTTTGAACACTGTGCAAAATCTTCAAGACGAAACAGAGCCAGAATTTCCTACTGCTGATACGGGTCAGTTTGGGGACATGATTGATGCTTCTGCAACCTTTGCTGACGCCAATCAAACACTAGGCGTTAATGAAGCGCAGTGGTCTGAATTTGTTGATGAAGTGAACGAGATTAAAGCGCAGATGAATGCGTTTGAGGGCAATGAAGCTCGCGTTATGCAAGATCGAAGCATACCTGATGCTCTTTTAGATCGACGCACTGCTGTATTGCTTAATCAAAATCCCGGCATGACTGCTGATGAGGCAAGAGCGGAGGCTGAGGCCAGCCCTGAATATCAGGACATGGTAGCCACTAATCAACAATACGAGGCATTGCAAACTCAACTTAACCAAGCGTATGCGTCTGTTGGCTTAGACCCAGCGGGACGTATTACAGGCAGTAGTGTAAGCACTCCTACCGGATCGATTAATTTTGATTTAAACACAGGTGAAATTACGGTTTACACCAAGCCTACGACCGGCGCTGTGATTAAAGGCTTGGCTACTGCGGCGGCCACAGCGGGTCTTGGTTCGGCGTTAGCGCCGTATTTAGGATCAACCGCATTAGGAAAGGCTGGTGCCGGGGCAATATCTAATGCAGCGGGACAGTTGGCTGTTACGGGGAAAATTGATCCTTTATCTGCCTTGGCTAGTGGAGTAACGGCTGGCATAAACCCTGGCGGGATGCTCGCAGAAAACTTTGGTCAAGCAACAACAATAGGCAAAAATATAGTTCCGTCTAATGTTGTAGGTGGTTTTGTACAAGGCGCTACAAATGAGTTGGTTAGCAATGCTATTACTGAAGGAAACCTTGATATAGAAGGCGCGGTAGTTAGTGGCTTAATAGGCGCTGGAATTAATGCCGCATCAGATTTATTGAGTGACGCAAGTAACAATTCCATAGAAGCTGAAATGAAGCGTATTCAGGATGATAGGGCTGTTAAAAGACTAAACGATCCAACGCTGCCCGTGCTGACCGATGACCAACTGTATGCAGCAGCTTTGACTAATGCACAGGTGGGTGTATCCGACTTAGGCGGTTTAGTAGGCGAAGGTGGGTTGCTTCCCTTTATTGAGCCTGTAAGCACTAAAGGAATAAACAACTTGTTGGGCGGTGGCGCATTTAAGGCATTAGAGGTGTTTATTGGTCCTGACGGTAAAGAATATACAGACCTAGAAGTTTTAGCAGGAGCCGCTGGTGAAGGTATTAGTCCCGCTGACATAGTTTCCGGTAATGTTGAGGGTTGGACAAGTGGCGTAATAACGCAACAAAACACAATCCTCGGAGACGCTGTTGATTTTGCCAAAGAAAACATTCCAGGTGTTGACCAAGCAGCAGGGGTTGTAAGCGGACTACTAGATGCAGCAGCAGCAGCTGAATTTAAAAACACATATGGCGCTACCGCAGAAGAGTTTCTTGCGTCAGGAACTTCATTTGAAGAAATACAACGAATGATTTCGTATGGTCCTCTTGACGAGATGTACAACTTTGCTGTCAACCCAAGAGGAACTTCACAAATAGTAGGTACTTTGTCCAGTATTCCGGGTTTGTACTCTACGGGTGCTAACAACCCATTTTTAGATTACTCAAGCGAAATAGGAGATTCTGCTTCTACAATCTTAGGAGTAAATGTCGGAAAAGATGCTTTACCAGACGCCCTTCCTATAACTAATCTTCAGGAGGATGCAGCAACAGCAGCAGCAAAGGCAGCAGGTAACGTAGCTATTGTTAACTTATCTGGCACAGAGACTGCTATATCAGCCAGTACTGTTTTACCGGGAGCTAACACAACAATTGCTGATGCTATTTTGAATGGCTTTATTGATGGCGTGTTGGTTGATACTACTAACAATACCTCAACTGTTAGCTCTAACGGAGAAACCGTTACTCAAACTTTAGATGCTGGAGCAGCTGATACTGTATCTAATGTTATTAACAACACAAACACAACAAAAAAATTAGACAGTGGTGATAGCGGTTTAGGCCTTTTTAATAACCTTTTGGGTACTACTGCCGGCGTAGCTAACACCGGCGTAGCTAGCACTGGTGTAAACACCGATACAACAACGGCAGATACTGTTGTAAACAACACTGCTACGTTAGGAGCAAAAACACAGGATAGTGTCGTAGATGGAACAAAAACTTTAACAACTGTTGTTGTAGATCCCACTAAGGTAGATAAAACAAGCGATACCGTTGTAGACAGTACTACTACTTTAGGGACAAAAACACAGGATAGTGTTGTAGATGGGACAAGCACTTTAGATAATGTTGTTGTAGATCCCACTAAAACAGATGCAACAAGCGATACTATTGTAGACAGCAATACTACTCTAGGCACAAGCGATACTGTTGTAGATGGCACTACTATTTTAGGAACAAGAACACAGGACACTGTCGTAGATGGAACAAGCACTTTAGATACTGTCATTGTGGACCCCAAAAAATTGGATACAACAACTGACACTGTTGTAGACAATACAAAAACTTTAACAACTGTTGTAGATCCTATTAAAATTGCGGAGGGAATTACTCCAGAAACTATTGTTTTTCCCGAAACTGTTTTGCCTCCGACAACTGTTTTGCCAGGTATTGACCCAAGAGTGCTGACTCCATTGATGCCGCAACCAGCTACGGTTCAGCAGTCTTTTGATCCGTTAACCCAGCGGTCTATTCGTATTCAGGCTCCACAAATTCAGCCAGTGCAGATAGCACCCACGGACGCAAGAAAAGAACTAGATAATCAGTTGGCAAGATTATTGAATGACCCTCAAAGCCAGCGTAAACAGTCTTT